TGAGATTGAAACTCTCAAGGAAGGTTTGAGCGATACCGTCAAAGCCATTGCTGAAGAAATGGATATCAAGGCTGCTACACTAAACAAAGCTATCAAAATTGCACACAAGGCAAAGTTCGGTGAAGAGCGTGATAAGTTTGACGAGCTCGAAACTATCCTAGAAGCTGTTGGTAAGACTCTTTAACTAGGATATAAATTTCGTGCATAACGACGGAATACTAGTTAAAGAAAACGCATTGTCTTTTGATGAAATATCTCAAATTTTAAATAGTGGCGATCTTGCTTTTAAAAAAGCAAGTGTATTGTTACAAAACGACAGTGTTGGAAGACTTTCAAACTATAGGAGAGTTTGGACTGCTACCTTTATTGATAATAATTTAACAGAAAAATTAAATCAACTTTTTAAAGAAGCGTCTGATATTTTTAACATTTCCTTCGATTCTTCTTTAACCGAATTGGCTATAATGCGATATAAATCAGATGACTATGGACATTATGGTTGGCATGTTGATACTATTGATGATTCTGAAATTAAAAAAAATAGAAAACTTTCTATGACTATTGTATTAGATAAAAATTATACAGGTGGTAGTCTGTGCTTTGAAAATAAAAAATTTGAAAATTTAAACGCAGGCACCTGTGTTATTTTTTCCAGTGCGTTGAAGCATTGTGTTGAACCTGTTATATCAGGAACAAGACATTCTTTAGTATCATGGGCTTACGAAAAAGCACTTGACTATTAAAACTTCTATAATAAATAATATTGGTATTGCGTCAGCCGTAAATGATGCTTAGAGAAAGACACACATATGAGTTACGTAGATGCCTTCTATGATAAGGCAAAAGACTTTATTCGAGTAGTTGAGCGAGTCAACGGTAAAAGAATATTGATCGATCACAGGCCCGAATATAATTTTTATATCGCAGATCCGCGTGGTACCCATCGCAGCATATATGGCGATCCTGTAAGTGAGATACGCTGTAAGAATGTCAAAGACTTCAGAAAAAACGTTGCTATCAACAGTCAATCTAAGAAGTTTGAAAGTGACATTAAACCTCTAAACAAAACTATTGCTAAACACTATAGCGGTGCTGATACACCAAAACTGCAAACAGCATTTTGGGATATTGAGGTTGACTTTGACCCTGAGCGCGGATATGCTAATCCGGAAGAAGCATTTATGCCTATTACTGCTATCGGTGTTTATCTCCAATGGCAAGAAGCTATGGTATGTTTAGCTGTACCACCTAAGACACTAAGTTGGGAGCAAGCGCAAGCAATTGCCAGCAGACTGCCCGAAGTTATTTTATTTCGCACAGAAAAGGAAATGCTTGAAACATTCCTTGTACTAATTGAAGATGCTGATATCCTAAGTGGTTGGAATAGTGAGGGTTATGATATTCCTTACACTATCAACCGAATCATTAAAGTATTAGGTAAGAATGAACTACGCAGACTATGCCTATGGGACCAAATGCCAACCGTGCGGGAGTACGAAGCATATGGTAGTCAACGCCAAACATATGACTTAGTTGGTCGTGTACACTTGGACTACATGCAGTTGTACCGCAAGTATAACTATGAAGAACGTCACAGTTATCGACTAGATTACATCGGTGAGATGGAGATCGGTGAACGCAAGGTTGCGTATGAAGGCAGTTTAGATCGCCTTTATAATCACGACTTTGAAAAGTTCTTAGAATATAACATTCAAGATACTGTACTGCTTAACAAGCTAGATAAGAAGCTACAGTTTATTGATTTAGCTAATACTATTGCCCACGATAACACTGTGCTACTGCCTACAACAATGGGCGCTGTTGCTACTACAGAACAGGCTATTATCAATGAAGCTCATCGCAGAGGATTTGTAGTACCTGATCGCAATAGAAGTGAGCGAGGCGATACGCAAGCCGCAGGTGCTTATGTGGCCTTCCCAAAGAAAGGCTACCATGATTGGGTGGGCAGTATGGACATCAACAGTCTATATCCTAGTGTGTTCCGGGCGCTAAACATGGCTGCTGAAACTATTGTTGGACAGCTACGGCCTGAGTACACCGAAGAAGAAATTAACAACAAGATCAAATTAGAGAAAGCTAGCTTTGCTGACGCTTGGTTAGGCAAATTTGGTACAAATGAGTTTGAGTTTGTAATAAACAAAGACGTTAATCATGTCATGAAGCTTGATATGGAAGATGGTGCTACTGTTGAAGTTACTGGTGCCGATGTGTATAACCTAATCTTTAACAGCGGCCAACCTTGGAATATTAGTGCTAACGGTACTATCTTTAAAACTGACTTCCAAGGTATTGTTCCAGGTTTGCTAGAGCGTTGGTATGCTGAACGTAAAGAGCTACAAGCCAAAAAGAAAGAAGCAACCACAGACGAAGAAAAGGCGTTTTGGGACAAGCGACAGTTGGTTAAGAAGATTAACCTGAACAGTTTGTACGGTGCTATTCTTAATCCAGGTTGCCGCTTCTTCGATAAGCGCATCGGTCAAAGTACAACGCTAACTGGTCGTCGCATTACACGGTTTATGGCAGGCAAGACTAACGAATTGCTCACTGGTAAGTTTGACCACGTAGGTGATTGTATTATTTACGGCGACACTGACTCTGTATACTTTACTGCGGTTCCTGCACTTCCTCAAGGCAGTGAACTTGATCTAGACAGTGCTGTTAAACTATATGATCATATCAGTGATACTGTTAGCGATGGTTTCCCTGGTTTCTTAAAAACAGAATTCAATGTTCCTTATGAAAACGGTAAGGTTCTAAAGGCAGGTCGTGAAGTAGTTGGCCGTTCCGGACTATTCATTACTAAAAAGCGTTACGCTATTAAGTGTCTAGATATCGAAGGTTACCAACCAGAAGGTGGTAAGCTCAAGATCATGGGCATGGAGATCAAGCGTAGTGACACGCCTGAATTTGTGCAGGACTTCCTAGAAGAGGTTCTCGATGATGCACTAAGTGGTGCAACTGAAAAAGAAGTTATCACTAAGGTAAAAGAGTTTAAGAAGAACTTCCAAAGTTTAGATCCGTGGAAGAAAGGCATGCCCAAGCGTGTCAACAACTTAACTAATTACACCGAAAAACTAAAGAGTACACGTAAGACAGAAAACATGAAACTGTTCAAACTAGAGTCTCTAAAAGATGAATCTAGCAATAATATGATTCCAGGTCACGTTCGAGCAAGTATAAACTGGAATGACATTAAAACTGCATTCGGCGACAATTACAGTATGACTATCATGGATGGTATGAAAGTTATTGTATGTCGCTTGAAGAATAATGCTATGGGTTATAGTAGCATTGCGTACCCTACCGATGAACTAAACCTACCGCAATGGTTCAAAGATCTACCATTTGACAATGAAGCAATGGAAGAAGCGGTATTAGATAAGAAGGTAGAAAACGTTCTTGGGCAAATGGGTTGGGACTTGTCTCAAACCAAAGAAAGCGAAGCACTTAGTGAATTTTTTGATTTTTAATCTAAGAAAATGATAACAAAACACTTGACTTTTCTAAATAACAATAGTATAATATCTAAAATATAGGAGCACTCTATGGCAAATAATTATATCAAAGACACATTAAAAGACATTATCAAGCACACACATAGCCTTGGCATTTATGAAATGGTAAAGGTCACTGGAACACTTGAGGAAACAAAAATTGAAACTGTTGACGCAAATAAGACAGTAATTTTTAAAGGCAAGACAGTTAATCCTGTAGCAGACTTCGTTGATGCTACTGTTGGTCTGAGCCGTATGAGCGTACTTGACGGATATCTAAAGTATCCTGGTTTTGACAGCGAAGAAGCAACTGTTGCTGTAGTTTCGCAGAAGCGTAACGAAGTAGACATTCCAGTTGAAGTTAAGTTTGTAGCTAATGACGGCACAGATGCTAACTATCGCTTTATGCTAGCAGATGTTGTTAATCAGCAGTTAAAGGACATTACATTTAAGGGTGCAGAGTTTGATATCAACATTGTGCCTACTGCAAAGAATCTTAAGGACCTTGGTTACTTTAACAGCGTTCTTGGCGCATATGAATCAACCTTTATGCCTAAGACAGATGGCGGTAAGTTATATTTCCACATCGGTGACGGCGTAAGTGATCGTACAAAGATTCTCATTGCCGAAGGTGTTGACGGTGAAACTAAACATGAGTTCCGTTGGCCACTTGATATTGTACTAAAGATTTTACGCCTCGGTGATAGTGCCGGTATGGTTCTAAGTATTAATAACAAAGGTTTGCTACAAATTAAGGTAGATAGTGGCATGGGCGAATACACTTACCTACTTCCAGCTAAAGGTTAATTAATGAAAGACTTAGGAAAACGTCAAAGCGACTATGCGGTATATTTGCCTGCTATCAGTAGCTTTTATACAAAGCAATTACAAAAAACATTAGCTAATCCAACCGAATGGCGTACTCCTCCGGGGTTTGAATTAGGTAATGCAGGGTTAGATTTTCTTAACCCAGAACACAGCTACTATCATTATCCTTACGGACTTTATTCCGCAGGCCACGCACACTTAGATACTACTAAGAGCGACAATGAAGAACCAATGGTTCAAAAGCGTAATAGGTCTGTAACAACTATCCTCGGTGACTCAGGCGGGTTCCAGGTTGCTAGTGGTGTGCTAAAACTAGATTGGTCTAATGCAAAAGATCCTGCAGATCCTAGCCGTATTGAGCTTTGTGAAAAGATCTTACGCTGGCTTGAGCATACAGCTGACTGGGCTATGACACTAGATATTCCAGGTTTTGCTGCCGTACCTCCATACAACAAGAAGACTGGACTGACTAAGATCCAGGACACTATTGATATCAGTATGCTTAACCTAGATTACTTTGTACGCAATCGCGTACCAGGTAAAACTAAGTTTCTAAATGTGTTATCAGGTACTGATCAAAAGAGTGCCGATGACTGGTATGAAAGTGTTAAGCATTTTAGTGACCCTAAGTTTGTTGCTGCTAATTACGGTGACGCAGATCGCACACTAGAAGGCTATGCGTTCGCTGGTATTAACATGCGTAACATGCCAATCGCTCTTAAACGTATCTTAAAGCTACGTGAAGATGGCTTACTTGAGGACAAAGGATGGATTCACTTCCTTGGTACAGGTAAATTGAATTGGGCTTGCTATTTAACCAGTATTCAGCGTATGCTACGTAAGTATGACAGTCCAAACATAACAATCAGCTTTGATGCCGCTAGTCCGTTTGTTAATACAGCATACGGTCAATGTTACAGCTACAACTACTTTTCTCCAAAGCGTTTTGGTTATTTTATGAACCGTGCATTTGATAATCAACAGCTAAAGGGTAGTACATTACCAATGCCATTCAATGGTCCAATTATGGAACGTCTTGTAGCAGGCGATATGTGTTGCATGGAAGAAGGCGACTTGGATCGTAATGGTAAAGCAAAGACTAAAGACAGTACAAGTTGGGACACACAAAGCTATCTTTACTATATGGCCCATAGTGTGTTCAATCATATTACTGCGGTACAAGAAGCTAATCGTTTAGCTGATATGGAAAAGTATCGTGCTAATGTACATTACAGCGATTGGATCAATGACAAAACAAATAAAGGTACAAACGAGTTTAGTCCGTATGTTCCTTATAGTGTTGTATACTTTGACAGCTTTGTTCAGGAAGTACTTGATCCTGCATGTCCTAATCCTTATGAACTCATCGACAAGTACAGTAAATTCTTAGATGAAATCAGCTTTGGTAGCTATGCCACTGAAACACATCTAGATACTAGTTTCTTCGAAGAAGCATCAACTGCGGTACACGACGAAACTGTTAGTAGAGAAGATGAAATGCTTAGTCCTGCAATGATGGGAGACTTCGATGGAGAATAGAGACGGACATGACAACGACACTAAGTTTTTTGTTGGTGTTGAGGTAGAGTATAGTCCTGCACACGGGCAGAGAACACTGTTTGTTGTAGGATTACAGCCCAAAGAAGAAATCTTAACTCGTGCGTTTAACAACAAATGCCCACATATCTATTTAGGTGCTAATCAAAGTTTTAATCCATCCAACGATGACTGGGATGCGTGGAATGAACTTATTACTGGGTTACTGCAAGATGGCATTTGGGTTACACTAGATTTTGATAGTGATTACGCACAGCATCCTTGGTTCCACGACGGTGGTTGGTGTGAGTTTGATAACTTCATCCCCATGATTAGTGTTAAAATACCCTATATTCGTTTATTCAATTATAATGCTACAATTAAAATTGACGATATTGGATTTAGGAAGTCTAATCCCGGTGTTTGGTGCCATAGCTTGCACAACCTACAAAACAGAGAAAACTTCACCGACTGGTCTAAATACACTAGCGATGAAGTTATCTCTTGACATACACAAAAAGTGTAGTATATTATAAACTAATATGAATATAAAATTAGAATGTGATGACGATGGGGTAGTAGTACATACCACTTTAAAGATTGATAGTTTAGAAACTGAACAAGAACTACAGGAAGTTTTTATGAAGTTTATTAAATTCATTCGCAAGTGTGGTGCTAAGTTTCCTGAAGAGTTAGAACAAATAGAGCAGGAGTTTAGAAAGTAATGGAAATAATTATTAACATTATAGTTGGCTTAG